ACAGGTTCTAGAGCTCTGGAATAACCAGGGACACTAAAAAATCCCTCAATTAAATCACGATCATCATATCCAACAAACAAACCTAGTTTGTAAAAAGTTCTTTCATTTCGAGTAAAAACTTCTACCTCAGATACAGAAGCACTTGTGCTCAAATCATTTGACTTAAATATTGTTTGTCCCCTAAGTTCTGATGGATTCCCTGATATACTTTCAACAACAGCAGTTTCTCTTCTAATATAATTTGCTGAAGAAGGCTTAAATAATCTTTCCTCAAGATCAATTACAGTTGCTGTTACTCCATAAAGAACTTTAAACAGAATTATTATTGATTCTTCAATACCTTTAGACTGATAAAAATCTCTAGCGTGTTTGACAAAATTACCTACATCTAAATCATCAACAAAATCTTTATCCTCAAAACCTGGAGTGAATGTTGCTTTTAATTTTTTATAAAATTCTTGTAAAAATAAAGCACTAAGATTTTGGACAGACGAATCCGCAGTATGTGATGCCGCTACGGTGTCCTCAAATATTACACTCTGCCTATTCGTATTAGTAAAGTATGCTTTCGTAGTATCATCATATCCAGTAATACCACTAAATCCACGAATACATCCTAAAAACGTAGTATCAGTTTTTGATGTATATGTAATAATTTCATCATCTATTTTGAGAAGACCATAATCATCAGGAAATCCCTTTGTGGATAACACAGTAATTGTGGTATCTGTAGAATCAATTGATGAAGAGAGTGATGTTTTACCTACAACAACTTCAGGTATCAAATTATCAATCTTGATGTAGCGATCAAGATTATCAACTAAGTCAACACTATTTCCCTGATTCTCTAGGGAAATGTAATATTGCTTGAAAAATTCAACTGCCTTTGGAAAATCCGCTACTAAAAATTCAGGAAGTTGGCTCTCAATAATTTTATTGAGTTGCACTCTCTTCTCAAAATGCGACATATTTTATTTCCTCTCTAAATCTCCGTTGGAATAACTTGAAGTATAATAATCTCTAGTGAATGAGACTCCAGAAATGTCTTCACCTGATGCGATAACATCCTTTGTCATATTTATCTTACTATGTGGGATGTCTAATGAGACATATAGATCTTTTAAACCAATAACATCATTTGATTCGGGGAATGCTTGAATTTCAATAATATCGTTTGGTGATGATGTTTCTACAATATTAATTGTGTTGAGAATAATTTCTCCTTTCATATAATCAACAATTCCAACTTCCTTTGCTAAAACATCTATCTTACCATCCTTACCAATTTTAACGATTGACATGATACCCTTGCTAATATCAGTTGGTGTATCTGTAAGATATACTATTGATTTCTCACCAGCAATCTTAAATCCAGTTGACTTTATATTAAATCCATCTGGATTGGCATGAAATCTGTTGCCAAAACATAATTCATATTGAGCGAATTGATTCTTAAGAACCTTAAGATCCCTTCTAATTTTTATTTTTGTGATATTAGAAGTAATCGCATTATCTACTCTATCAATCAGTTGTAATATCTTACTATACTTGAATCTTCCACCAAAACGATTCATATCAACATCTTTAGAATAAGATGTCAATGCTGATGTAATATCAGATCTTAAATTTTCAACAATTGAAACTTTGTTATCATCATAGTAAATGGTTGAATCTAGTTCAACATAAAGAACTTTAAGATCAACAATAGACTGATTGATACCAGCTATTGAATATTGTTTCAACTTATTTAATATATTTTGCTTATCAAAATCAGAAACATATGTTCCATTTTTTGGTTTAATACTAATCTGAACGGTGCCAAACTTTGGTGGACTTAACTCTTCTCCACCAACGACTGCTACAGACTCTGTATTAGGATATATTGATTGAATTATCGCTTCATAGTCTCTTGATGTAACCGCTCTGTGCTGCGCGGAATACATCCTAGGAGCGAAGTATTTGATTGATGATAAACTCTCTATCTCACCACCATTGATCGCCTTCTGAACGGTTGTGATGGGGACTGACGCACTAGGTATGACTCTAATCCCACTTCCATCAACAAAGTTACCTTGAAAATCAAACAACGATGGTCCGTTTCCGGCAGCACCATCAGTTACGATATATCTAACGGTAACTACTGAGTTATTTTCTAATTTTTTACCAAAGTAATCATCACCAAACAACAATTCATATCGTTCTTCTTGAACTTCCTGTAGTAAAAAGATCTCAGAATTCTTGTCAATGTTAAGAATATTACTAACTGGATGAAATTCTCTACCTAAACCACTATCAGAACTTCCTTTTACAAATACTCTGATGGAAGAAGTGTCTACATTCGGATTATCAACGATAAAACGTTGATCTTCGGTGCGATTTACCAAGAATTGAGTGGATAATACTGATCCTTGATACACTTCTAATGGTTTTTCGGCAGTTCCGAACTGTGCTACACCATTGACAACCGTGCTTGATATGTTTTCAGGAATAGAAAAGCGATAAGAGGTGTTATCTACTGCTCCAATACACACTAAACCTGCTTCAAGCGTGATAAAACTACTGCTAGTAGTTACGGGAACCGTAAATGTAACCTGCGCCTTTGCCGAACTCTTGGAACGCGGTACATATCCTATGTTTCTTGCTAAAGAAACTACATTTTCACGAACTGTTGCTCCATCAAGGAACGATTCATTAACTACTAAGTTCGCATTAAATGCGTTAATGTAAGTATTATATGCTAAAGTGTCGATTAAGACGGAAAAATTAGACCCTTCAAAGTCAAAATCCGTGAAATTTGAATTAGCACGGAGATAATCTTTGATTTGAACCCTAATTTGATCGAAATCTAGGTTAGTAAACTGAGTAAAAGGCATTTTTTATCGCGTTGCCTCTAAAATGAATGAAAAGGCTTGTGTTGGTAAATCTAATCCTACAATATCAAAGAAAACTGTAACATCAAAGGAGTTATTATCAGGTTGTGGATCTACTTTTACTTTTAAATTTTCAACTCGATCCTCATAAAACTCTACAGTATCCTTAATTTGATCCCTTATAACAGTTGCGGTACCATAATTTACTAATTCAAACAGACTTGAACGTATATCAGTACCTAATGTAGGATTAAAAAAGCGTTCAGTAGGAATAGTTTCCACCAAATTACGTACAGAACGCACAATAGCACGCTCATTTATAATAATTGGAAGATCCTTTGATACTGGATGTGGATCAAAGGAGAAACTTATGTCCTTGAACGCTCTGGAAACCCTTGGAGATGCCATTACAGGGGTAGATTTTTCTGAATTTATTTATACCTTCACTATTGATTTTGCTCTTCTTCAGTTAATTCTTCAGGTGCATCACTTGTTTTATGTGGTTTTGTCCAATAATCAGTAATTAAAGCAGTAGTGCCCCACATTTTATACATGTAGTTTTGATCTCTGTCTACAGGTGAATTTCCCATGTTGCTCCTGATTAAAATCAGAACTTTTATAGGGGTTTCTATCCCTCACCAGTATTTATTTCTTCCTCTTCTGCTCGCTCCTTAGCAGTCTTCCAATGGTATTCATCTTCGCGCCCCATACCAAGACGATCATAACCATTTTCAACTGAATAATATTGAGTAGATACCTTAAAATCTGGCATTTTAGGATCAACAGGAGTCAAACTATTATCAAAGATACGCAATCTATTATTTGGATACAGAGCATACTGTCCATTTTCTAATTCAATTAGATTATGAGACTTATGTTCTGCCGGATTTTCGCTAGTTGCCCAATCAACATAATCGGGGTCATGGTGATAGTTGTCGATGGTACAAACATAAGTACCTTTCATAATACCATGGTCTCTGGTATAACATTCAAAGTCCATCGAACCAATAAACTTCTTATCAACTGATACCACACCATAATCCATACAGTTCCAAAACTGTAGGTTAGGTAAACTCATATCAGGTTGTGGTGTCTCTGGATCAGTTACGAATGCAGCAATCGGTAATTTATCATACATTGCCGCATAATCTGGTAGATAGGTTTCAAAATAAAAAGCACGTCCAGGTATCGACTTAACCGATACCCAAACGCCCTTTACAAATTCACCATGACCGGATTGATGGTCGGTGAGATATTCTTTACGTACCCATACTTCTACTGAAGGAAGATTAGCAATCAAGCACGCCATACATTAGTTACATCACTTTTTTATATATGATGAACAAAATTAAATGATACAGATATTCTATCATCATCAGATAAATTTTGTTCTACTAAATGATTAGTCCATGGCGGAAAGATTAATATTTGATTTTCCTGTGGTGTGATCCTATAAATTGAATCAGAAACACTAACACCACTATTCATATTCTTTGATGCATCAATTATAGTATCATATGGATTAATGAATACTAAATCACCAGATTGATCTGGTATTTTTATATAATAAACACCAGATAGAACAGATCCTGGATGTGTATGACATTGATTATAGGAATACTTAGGATTAATATTAATCCATAATATATCAAGCATTACAGGTGGTATTCCAATAATTTCACAAAATTCATTGGCACATTGAATGATACCATGAATCAATGAATCGTCTAAAATACCACCTGAAGTAATATGATTAGATTGCCATCCTAAAGCATTAGAACGCTTGGACCCAGGATCTTTTTCTTTGTGTTTATAACACTCAGATTCAAGTAGGTTTAAATCTAATCCTAATTTTTCTTTATAAAATGGTGTAGGAAATAAATTATCGACCTTGCCCACGATATGCTTTCTTTTTGTTGTTACGAGAAGAAGCGGCATACTTCGTATTCTTTCCTTGCCCCTGACGAGTATTTTTCGGTTTTGACTCGATCATGGTTTCGCCCAATAGACCGACTTTCGCCCGTGCCATAATTAATCCTCTGTAGTAATTTGTGTATCAAGCTCCGAGGGATTCGGAGCACCAGCAGAATAAAAATTCTCTGCTAGGTCTGCTAGTTTATCAAAGTATTCCTCTTGGGTCAAGCCTTCAGCAAGAACTTGACCCTTATGGAGAATTGTATATAATTCTCTACGCATATCAGATAACGCGAGTTTTTTCGTGCCCAACTCTGATACGAGGATCACACCAAATCTCAAATCCTGCTTCCTTAGCATCAAGACAGAAACTTACATCTTCTCCACACATGTCCTGAACCTCACCAGATTCAAATACCTGCATCTTAGGAGCAAACCAAGGATAAGGTAATCCTTCATGTTCAAATACTCCATGCTTGATAAGTAACCATCCAAATCCAGCATAGTCAACTGTAAATGGTTTCTTACGCTTCTGAATACTCTCAAGTGTTTCATGATTCATGACTCCACCATTAGAACGGAAGTCTTCCTCATCCATCCAGTGAGCAACACTTGTAGTAACTCCATCCTCAGTACAATACCAACCAGAAGCAATATCCTTATCCAATAATACTAATTGATAAAACTTCTCAGTGTTGAATACAATATCACTATCAATCCATAATTGATAATCATACTTCAATTTACCATCCCATGGAATTTGATCTGGACCACGGAGAACATTAGCACCCAAACACTTACATCGGGCAAAGTTCACCATTGAACTATAATCTTGTGAAATCTGTATACTAGCACCATGTTGTACTAGATCAAAACATAACTGAACAAAACTCTTTAGATACGTATATGATACTCCTCTACCAGGTAAACAGAATACTACTGTCTTTCCTTTGATTAACTCTCTAGCTTTGTCATAATCCCATTCTGCAGTTTCTTTCTTCACAACGGGCGTTTTTGCTTTTACTGTAAATCCTTTTGCCATAACTTAAGTCAAGTTTGAATTTGAATCGATTCACTATTAATTATACTATCAACTCATGTATGAGTCAATCATTGTACTTCGGTTATTACGATACAACCATTCTCTACTTCCATATTGACTCCTGTGCCCTCATACCACCCGAATTCACTGATAACCCACTCAGGTATGATAACCACGTACTCACCAGTTACAGGATCGACTTCTATGGTTGAAAAATTTTCTGCGGAATTTTTTTGCATAAGAGGTATTTCTTTTTTCAATTTTGTTTTATATAGAAAAGTCTTGTGTTATACAAATACCCCGCGAAAGCAAGACTTTATAGCTTAATGGTACCTAAGCGTTTTATATACGCGCCGCCGGGCGACAACGCCCCCACCAGGGGGGCACTGCCTACCACGCACGAACGCTGTGGTCAACCCAGGTCTGCTAGGGCGCTCGCCTTGGTGGTCATGGTGGTTCCCCTGCTGCCTGCTGCTCCGCCATGGGTGCGAACGCGGGAGGAACCACCACGAATGCGATCAGCGTAGCGGTTTGCCTTGGAACCGTGTGAGGTGCGAAGGCGAATGATTTTCACTTCCTTTCCATCTGCGTTCAGATCTGCGGCGATGTTGAGCAGATTCTGGGTGGAGGAGGTCATGGGTGTTTGGTTTGGGATGTTCAAATTCTACAGCACGAACGGGGGGAACGAACCCCCCGAAACCTTAAGAGATTCAGAAGTTACAGGCGAAGATGAACCCATCCTGCTCACTGTAGTCGTAACGCTCCAGGTTCTGCCAGGTTGCCTCCCAATCCACCTCTACGAATCCAGGGAGGTCGATAGCATAGCAGTCCTCGGTGATCTGCTGGGCGAACTCTGCCCCGCTCATCTCACCCTGATAAGAATCGGTGAAATCCTCCAGGGAACCATCACCGAAGCACTCAATGAACGCACGGATGGCGTCGGCGTTGTAGTCCTCCAGCAGTTCCTGCAGGGTTTCCAGTTCTTCGGAATCCTTATACTCTGTGAGTAGTTCTTCCTTCTCAACGGCGACAGTAGTGTTGCCACGCGCTTCCAGGATCGCTTCGTAGAAGGAGGTGAAGGCGGGTTTACCATCCTGGCGAACGTAACCGCAACCCAGGCACTGCTCCGTCCGCGTTGCGGTTTCCATGGAGCGGATGGTGTTGAGGAGTTCAGTTCCTTTGAGCATTTTGATTTGTTTGGTATGTGTGAATTGTAGTCGGTAGAAGCGGCGAACCGCTGGGGTCATTGTGCCGGTTTCAGTGCCGGTCGGAGATGTTCCAAGTGCCGAAGGTTCCCTCAGGGCGGGAATCATCCCACTTGCTGAACCACTCGCGGCGCAGTTCACGCTCACGCTTCTCCTGCTCCAGTACCTGGAGGGCGATGGAAGCAAGTTCGGGAGTGCTGGCGAAGATGCCGTTGGAATCGAATTGGATTTCTTTCATGTCCTTAAGGTAGGATGGATTGAGCGGAAAGTCAACGGGGAAATCTTAAGAGAATCAGGCGATCTCCACATCGGCAATGGCAGTTACGCCATCAACCCACTCCCACTTGCTAATCTGCTCAGTGGCAGGAACGGCACGATCCATATCG